CCAATTAGATAAGATAGTCAATATCATTATCACTTGCAATGAAATATTGTATGATAAGGTATATATCTTTTCCAATAAGGAAGATTCAAATCAATTAATCTGTACTTATAATGTAGAGTATATAGAAAATTTTCAAGAGGGTATTATAGATACCATTTCATTACATAGAAAAAAACAAACAAATACATTGTATACAATCAATGCCTTAAATGAAGTTATACGATCAAAAAATGGTGGTGTGTTGGATAAATCATTTCAAGTAGATTGGAGTGAATATCAAAACTCATTATTATTAACTAATGATTCAGGGTTAAATGTCATTAAAACCAAAATTCATAAAATCATAAATGTAAATGATTGGGAAGTTGAATATTAATTGAAAACTAACAAAAAATGTTAGTTTTTTTTTATTTTAGTTCTCTATTTATATAGCGAAACCGACTCGGATTTGCCAACTGGTAAGAAGGATAAAACACACGAGTGGTCGGTTAGTTAATAAAACCATAAACGGAGAACAAAAATGAAGCGACTTTTTTGTTTATTCATAATGGGAATGTTGGCATCCCAAAACTCATTTGCGAATGAGAGCCACACACCAAAAATAAAAAAACCATTTGAACTTAACTATTATGATATAAGACAAAACATATATGAAGAAACCAATATGACCGGAAATGTTATGGTTCAATTCATAATAGATAAAGATGGAACAGTTGTAGAACCTGAAATAGTTGATACTTTTAATATTTCATTCAATGAAGTTATCTTAGATAAAGTCAGACAAATGAGATTTTCACCACCAATCCAAAACGGAGTACCAGTGAGAGTAAGATATAAATTGCCAATTACATTCAGATAAAAAAAAGTTACATTTTGAGAAAACTTCTTTATATATATTAATATATGAAGATTTCAAAGCGGCTCCAATTTTTAGTATCCACCTACTACCATGCTTAAAAAGAGGAGCCGCTTTTTTTTGCAAAATAGCAAAATAAAATCACTTTTAATCAATCAAGGTTATATTTATTATTGTATCGTTAAATGATACCAATTAAAAATGAATATTAAACATAAAACAATAGGAGTTAAAAAATGGACTTATCCGCAATAAAGAAGCGTCTCGCTCAATTACAAACCACAAATAACAGAACATCAAGTCTTTGGAAACCACAGCCTGGTAAAACACAAATTAGGATTGTACCTTATGAGTTCAATCGTGATAATCCTTTTATCGAGTTGTTTTTTCATTACAATTTAAATAATCGTTCTTATCTTTCACCTATCTCTCATGGTAGACCAGATCCAATCGAAGAGTTTTCACAAAAACTAAAAGGTTCAGGTAGTAAAGAAGATTATCAATTGGCAAAGAAGTTAGAAGCAAAAATGAGAACTTTTGCTCCTGTCATTGTTCGTGGAGAGGAAAGACAAGGCGTTAGGTTTTGGGGTTTTGGTAAAACAGTTTACCAAGAACTATTATCGATAATTGCTGATCCTGATTATGGTGACATTACCGATCCTGTAAATGGTCGTGATGTTGTTGTGGAATTTATCACTGCTGAAGAAAGTGGTGCTAGTTTCCCAAAAACCAATATCAGAGTCAAGCCAAATCAAACTGCAATCTCTGATGATCCAGATGTATTAGAGTTAGTCAAAACACAACAAGAGATTAGTGAAATCTATCAAGAGTTGAGTTATGATGACTTAACAGAAGTACTGAATAATTGGTTAAATCCAAGCGAAGATGAAACTAAAGAAGATTCACAAGTATCTACTAAAGAATTAGCTTCTGCTAAAACAGTATCAAATACTTCTGAAGCATTTGACGAACTATTTAATTCGTAAATAATAAACCAATAAGGGGTATTGAAGATTGGGATAAAACCGCCCAATTTAAATTACCGGATATACCCTTTATTTATTTTGGAGATTAGAATGTCAGTAAATGATATCTTGGCCACTACTTTGGCCGACAGTTTAAACAAAAAGTTCAAAGACACTAAAGTTGCTTACTTCTTAGATGGAAGTGATTCTACACCAACTGATATAAAAGACTTTATATCAACAGGTAGTTCTATGTTAGATTTGGCTATTTCAAATAGACCAAACGGTGGAATTGCAGTTGGTAGAATTACAGAAATCAACGGATTAGAATCAAGTGGTAAATCTCTACTCGGTGCTCACATACTTGCAGAAACTCAAAAAAAGGGTGGTGTATCGGTTTATATAGATACCGAGACATCAGTTTCACAAGATTTCTTAGAAGTGTTGGGTGTTGATATGGGTAAAATGTTATATCTACATTTAGAAACCGTAGAGGAAATATTTGAGGCCATTGAGGAAATAGTGACTAAAGTTAGAGAAAGTGATAAAGACCGATTGGTAACAATAATGGTTGATTCACTTGCAGCCGCATCTACTAAGGTAGAGATTGAGGCTGATTTTGAGAAAGATGGTTGGGCTACATCAAAGGCAATCATCATCTCAAAGGCTATGAGAAAAATTACTCAATTGATTGGTAGAGAAAAAATATGTTTAGTATTTACTAATCAACTTCGACAAAAACTCGGTGTAATGTTTGGAGATCCTTGGACAACAAGTGGTGGAAAAGCATTACCATTTCACGCATCTACTCGTATTAGGTTAAAAAATATGGGGCAGATTAAAGATTCCAAAAAGAATGTATTAGGTATGAAATGTCGGGCTCAAATTGTGAAGAACAGATTGGGACCACCTTTAAGACACGCCGATTATGATATGTACTTTGATAGGGGTATTGATAATTATGGTGCTTGGTTAACAGTATTGAAAGAACACAAACTTATTAAAAGTGGTGGTGCTTGGTATACATTAACAGATCAAGATGGTAAAGACCATAAGTTCATGTCTAAGGATTGGGAAGAATTGATTACTGGTAATGATGAACTACGAGAGTATGTTTATAAAATCATTTGTGATAAAGTTATATTAAAATACAAAGAAAAACTTGGTATTGATGATGTAGAGTTTACAGATGAGGTTATTGGTGACTAAACAAAGATATTTATCTATCCTTGAAGAGATAAAAAAATCAGGCGGCAAAATAGATAGTGGCAAACCAAATGACTCGGTTTTATTAATAGACGGGTTAAACACTTTTATTAGAGTGTTTTCTGCAATACCAACTACCAATGAGGATGGTGTCCATGTTGGTGGAATAGTTGGTTTTTTAAGGTCATTAGGTCATGTCATAAGAATGGTAGGACCTACTAGAACCATCATAGTATTTGATGGTAAAGGTGGGTCCAACCGCCGTAGGAAAATCTTTCCCGATTATAAAAAAGGTAGAAAGATGTCGGTTCGGTTGAATAGAAGTATGGGTGTTTCACTTACAAGAGAAGATGAGCACCAGATGATGATTCACCAGTTAAATAGAGTTGTGGAATATTTAGAATGTTTACCAGTTACCGTAGTGAATATGTCTAATATAGAAGCCGATGATGTTATTGGATATTCTGCAAAGCATGTATTTACTGATTCACAAAATACTATATTATCAACTGATAAAGATTTCTTACAATTGATAGATAAGAACATTAGAGTATATTCTCCAACTAAAAAGAAAATGTATGATGAAGAAAAAGTCTTAGAGGATTATGGTATAACTTCAAGAAACTTTTTACTATACAGAATATTAGATGGAGATAAATCTGATGGTATACCTGGTATAAAAGGTGCTGGATTTAAAACATTGATAAAGATGTTTCCATTTTTTACATCACCACATCAACATTCAATAGATGATTTGATAAAAAGTGCTACGGTACAAAAAGATAAATTTAAACTATGTAATGAGATAGTAAAATCAAAAGACCAATTGGAATTAAATAAATTATTGATGGATTTAGATGATTTAAATATATCTGGTAATTCAAAATTAAAAATACAAAACATTATGGGGCAGCCTATACAACGATTAATTAAACATAAATTTCAAAAAATGTTTTTGGAAGATAAATTATATACAGCCTTACCTAATTTGAATAGTTGGTTACATACCACTTTCAATAGATTAAATAGGATGGCGGAGAACACACATGGGAAGAAAGCGTAAATATTATACAGAAGAAGAAAAAAAGAAAGCCCAACGAAAATGGCAGATGGAACACTATATGAGAAATAAAGAAGAGTTGAAGGCCAAAGCCAGAGAACGCTATAGAAAGAAAAAGCAACAAGAGTTTTATGATAAGAAAATACAAGATATGTATGGAAATTTGGAATGAATATTGATTATGAGGTTTTAACAAAGTTTACAGATGTTAATGAATTAGATGCTGCCTATCACGAAGTATCCAATAATTTACAAGAAACTGATATTGAATATGGTATTGATATTATTTTCCAATATTATCGCAAGCATGGATTTCCTTATGTGAGTATTAGAGAAGAAGAGAAATACGAACACATGAGAAAGTTACAGAAGTTTGATATTGATACTATTTTTATGAATGATAAAATAATACAAACCATGCACGGATTAAGATTAGCATGGACATACTTTCCTCATTGGGTTGATGTACAATGTGGTACTTCTAAAATAACACCAATGGAAGCGTTTAAAGATGATAATAAGTTTAGGTCAATTATTAAAAAATGTTGGAAGTGGTGTACTACTAATTATGGAAACGAAGATAGTATTAAAAATACATTTCACGAAAATAGATTACGACAATCATTAAAGATTTATACTGGTGTTCAGGCAGTGAGTAATTTCAGACCAACAGCTGCCAAAACAATATATGAAAATTTTGGTGGAGATGGAACAATATGGGATATGTCTTGTGGATGGGGTGGCCGATTGTTGGGTTTTTTATCCGCT